TGATTATTTGAGAGGTGCTGACTATGCCAACGAAAGAGCAATTAGCTTAGCAAAACAGCTAGACGAACCGAAAAAAGTCGTTGTTCCGAAGTTCGTGGCTGATTGGTTCGAAGATAATTTTGAAGAGTTAGATTGGGAACTTGGTGGTGTTTTAATAAATGCCTTTAATACAAATAGAAGTGAGAGAAGTGATTTTCAAGATTGGCTTGTCGATACCACGAATTATCCAATTGAGACATTGATAAGAATGAAGTTATTTGGCTACGAAGTCGAGAAAGAACAGTTGTATAAAGTAGTTATTGACCATAAATATTTAGTGCAACTTTTTAGTGGTAGAACTGATGCTAGACTTGTTGAGTATGAAGAACTAACAAATTGGCACGATTCAGCATATAAACTTACTGAATCAGTAATCAAAGCAATTGATGAGCGCTATTGGCCGTTTGCTGTGAAGGTGGAGGGATAATAAATGGAAAAATCAAAAAGTTTGATCATATGGCTACCGACTGGTGAAACAATGAAGTTTGAAGATGTTAGGCATGTTGAAACAGTTACAACTGATTTAGAATGGGATGTTTTAAAATTTAATTATCTAGGTATTTCAACTGGAGTAAGACGAAATGTAGTATTTGAAATGAGTAAATTAATGGGATGGGCATTGGAAGAATAATAAATGATAGTATAAAAAAACTACCTAGTTTCCGCTAGGTAGTTCTGTAAGAAATAATATTAAGTTTATTTTTTATAGTATTTTTATACCAAACCCATTATAAAAAATCAAGTATAAAAAAGCCAACCGACCACTGGTTGACTAAAACCATATTAGTGATGAATATTCTACCAGATAAATAGCCAGTCGTTTTCCGCCGACTGGCTGAGAAGTGAATAACTATTGGAATATTATTCTTAATATAATTAATATCATAAGTAATGGTTAAATAGCAAAGAATAAGCTTTCATTTGTATATTTGCATAAATTAAAGGAGTTACTCAGTTTCCGCTAAGTAACTCCTGAATGATGGTATGTTTCACATAAAATATTATACCATATAGGAGGAGTCAAGGCTATGACGTTGGTACCAGAAATAGATTACAAAAAAACAAAAGATAAAGTTCGTAGATTATTAAAAAATTGTCGAAGCCTACAACGAATGAGTGGTGTAAAAGTACATTTGCAATCTCCTATATTATCTGATATGCCACGACACCATAGTAACAGAAATAATGCTGAGGAAAGTATGGTTCATTTATTTAGAGACACGTCTAAATTATCAATAGAGGCAGCTAGACAACGTAGAGAGCAAGTCAGAGCGATAGAGCATACGTTAAAATCGTTGCCTGATGTCTCAAGAGAAATATTATACTATTCCTATTGTGTACCGAATCCATATAGCATGGCTAAGCTGAGCAGAACAATAAAAGTATATCGTGAAAACGAGTTTGGCCAAGTGGAAGAAATAAGCTATAGCATTAAAAATATTGAGAAGCTAAAAGACAATGCATTAATTGAATTTGCGGAAGCCTACCATTACGAAAATTTGATAGTTCAAAAAAATTAGGGTTTTTTTAGGGATTATTTAGGGTTTTTAACTCGAAATCCGGTGTATTATGGTAGTATCGAAAGTCAAAGAAATGGACACATTACACACTTTCTCGTTTAGTCACCGTTCACTTTGACTTTCGATGGTCACTTGCAGACTTACGTTCTCAATAAAATGAAGTGAGGTGAATAACCTCCTCTTTTTTCTACAGGTTTGCAAGTGGTAACATCCTTGACCGAACTCTAGTTCGTGTGTATAATAAGAAGTATAATCCTTATGATTATGTCTGCGTAAAAGAAGTCTAGAAAAACGCTTGTTTTTCGGACTTTTTTTTGATTTAATAAATATAGCAGATAATAATTTAATAAGGAGATGTTTATAGTGAAAAAGATTAAAAAAATCCACTTCTTTAAATTTGATATGTATAGATTAGGTTTAGATTCAAAAGGAAATTCAGTACAAGAATTTTTGGATATAAAATCTAAATTAGTAATTCTTGACGAAATCGTCAAGAATAAATTGAATTCAAATTCTTCAATAAAAATACTTAAAGATTTGGATAAACCTAATGGACAATCAGCTATTTTAGAAGTAATTACAAATAATGATTCTTATGTATTTGGAAAATTAGGAAGAGAACATGATATTAATCAATTCCAAATTAGGAAAAGCGACACTTTGGAACCAAGAAATATTAGTAAAGCTACTGATGAGTTATTTGAATCATTTTCTTATTTTTTAATCAATAAATCTACTTTCGCTGTGTCATATATAAAAGAAAGCACTGCACCTAGTATCTCTTATCTTTCAGCATTGATTACAAATGAATTTAAAAGTACTGATAAAATATGGGGTTGGATTGAATGTTTAGTTGATGAGAATGCAATAAAGGCGTTGAGCGGAAAAGATATAATAGGAACTATGTATTATGATTTAACGATACCGCCAGAATATACCAAAAAACTTTTAGGGCTTACTGAAAGAGAGTATGACCTTTTACAAAATCAAAAAGGTATAAAAGTCGGAGTGACATTAAAAGCTGAAAAAAGGAAAACATCAGTTTTTGAAAATCATGAAAATGCCGAAACATTTTTTAAATCAGTACGAAAAAAAGGATTGAACTTTAAAATAAAAGCTAGAGATGACAATGATGAGATGATGTAAGACTTTAAACTAGTGGATAATCCGTTTACAAAAATGTCAATTTTGAATACAATGTAGGCAGTCTGACAGATGTAAAGTCTATTCAATCTTCAATAGAAGATCAATTATGGTATAAGTCTCAACAGAATGAACAAGCAATATTAAGATATATTGGAATTGAGAATGACGTTTTGGAATAATAGTTTTTTGAAAGAGGGTGACGTTATTATGAAAGAATACTATAAAGACAATACTTTTACTTCTATTGTATTTATGGCTTCAACAGCAATAATTGTTGTTATCCTTATCTGTCAAAGAGAATCGTTACCTAAAGTGGTCGATTCTGATAGTTTATACAATCTATTAACTGTTAACACAATTTTTTCTGGTTTTTTATATTCAATGCTTGGTAACATGGTTGAATTTAACTCAAGAGAAGAGATACAAGAAAAAGATACTGCAGGTTATATTGATAAGTATTATAGCCCAGTATACTTTGGATTGTTTTATCTTATTATGGCTATCTTGTTGGAAATTTTAATTTTATTCTTTAACGTAACCCTTTTATTGAAGTATCTTTTATTTATACAAAAAGCATTTTCTTTAGTAGGTATAATATACTTTGTTATTTCAACACTTATGCTAAGAAAAATGATAAATAAAGTAAGAATGAAATAAAAATCAAGTCATCGTATATGCGATGGCTTTTTATAATGAAGAATTTTTTGTTTTTAAATATTGGCCTGTAGCTCAATTGGTGAGAGCGGTTGATTTTTAATCAAGTACATGCAGGTTCGACTCCTGTCACGCCAATAAGTGGCAAAACCACTTAAATAAATTAGGAAACGTCAATAGATGTTTCTATCCTTCACGAGGAGGCATTCGCTTGTAGGATGTCTCTTTTTATACATAAAATTACAATGGAGGTGAGGTCATGGCAAAGTACACAGAATGGATTTCTGAAGAAGGATTAATAAAAATAGGTGGGTGGGCTAAAGACGGCCTCACCGATGAACAGATAGCACAAAATATTGGAATAAGTCGTTCTACGTTAAATGAATGGAAAAAACGATTTCCGGACATTAAGGACACCATAAAAAGAGGTAAAGAAGTTGTAGACCGCCAAGTGGAAAATGCACTGTTCAAAAGTGCGGTGGGATACGAATACACTGAAATTACTAAAGAGTTAACTGACTCAGGCATGAAAGTAACTAAACGAGTAACAAAGCAAATAGCTCCTAACCCGACATCTGCTATTTTCTGGTTGAAAAATAGAAAACCAGATGAGTGGAGAGATAAGAAAGAAACACAAGTTTCTGGTGAAATGTCTGTTAACAATCCTTTTGCTGGTTTGTCTGAAAAAGAATTAAGAAAGTTAGCTGAAGGCGATGGATAAAATCGTTTTAGGCGCGAAGTTAGAATTATCCCGTCGTTATTTTTGGGACTATTGTAAATTAACTGCATCTGACTTTTATAAGCAAGACAGAGAGTACTTAAAAGAGTTATGCGATGACCTGCAAGAATTCATTTATGATAGCGACGATGACGTTCTAGTTATCAACGAACCGCCAAGGCATGGGAAATCCAGAACTGCTGGTAAATTCGTAGAATGGTTGTTAGGGAATGACACTCGAAAAAAAATAATGACGGGATCATATAACGAAACGCTATCTACAACATTTTCTAAAAGCGTAAGGAATACTATTCAAGAAATAAAAGCTGATGAAAACAGAGTTGTATTTTCAGATGTATTCCCTGGTGTAGAGATAAAGTCTGGTGATGGGGCCATGAATCTATGGAGTTTGACCGGCGGATATAACAATTATCTAGCAACGTCACCAACTGGTACAGCTACAGGGTTTGGTGCAGACATTATTATCATTGATGATTTAATTAAAAATGCTGAAGAAGCAAATAATGCTATGGTATTAGAGAAACACTGGGAGTGGTTTGTTAATACGATGCTATCTCGTTTAGAAACAGGCGGCAAAATCATCATCATTATGACCAGATGGAATTCTAATGATTTAGCAGGTAAAGCATTAAAAGAATTACCGCAATCAGGTTATAAAGTAAAACATATTAGCATGAAAGCGTACGATGAAGAAACGGATACAATGCTTTGTGAGTCTGTGCTTTCCAAGGAAGAATATTTCCGCAAAAAGAAAACAATGGGTGCAGACATTGCTTCAGCTAACTACCAACAAGAACCAATTGATTTAAAAGGACGACTGTATCAAAAGTTTTCAACTTATGAAACGCGTTCAAATTATATCAAAATATGGAATTATACAGATACGGCAGATAAAGGTGCTGACAACTTGTGTTCAATTGTTTTTGGTGAGACAGAAGAACATAAAGCAGAAGTATTGGATGTTCTGTTTACAAAAGAACCAATGGAACAAACGGAAACAGCGCATGCAGAACAAATTAAAAATAATCAGGTGAACCATGCCCGCATTGAGTCTAACTCTGGTGGGCGTGGTTTTTCTCGTAATTCGGAAAGAATCGTTAAAGAACGAGGATATCGTGGAGCTTATTACGAGCCATTTCATCAATCGGCAAACAAACAATCGCGTATCCTTTCTAATGCGGCACTTGTTGAAAATAACGTGTTTTTCCCTTCTGATTGGAAAATAAGATGGCCAGATTTTTATGAAGCTATGACGACCTACCAAAGAGAGGGAAAAAATAAACATGATGATGCACCAGATGCAGTTACAGGAATTGTAGAAACGTTAGCAAATGACAATAAAGTTCAATTTATCCAATTTTAGGAGGTGGAATGATTGTTCCAAAGTGATTTAACATTGAGTCGATATAAAAGATTACGAACGAAATATTCTACGCAAATAAACGAAGAGCTGTTTGATCCAAATGACTTTATAACAGAGATGAAGCCATTTTTTGATGACAGAGAGCGTAAATACAAAGCTTATACAAGTGAAGAAAATGAGATTGATAGCAGACCTAAACCAAACACAAAAATTATAAAAGTGAATAATAAACTTCACGCTGGCTTATACAACACCATTGTTGATCAAGCAGCTGATCATTTCACAGGTATCCCAGTTAAATGGGATTATGATATTACAGAACAAAGAAAGTCCTTAATTCAAAAAACAAAGGATTTATTTTTAGGTAACGTCAGCGCGAAAATTAAAACGCCTAAAGAATTCGATAGACTAGCAGAATTAGTTAAAGAAATGCGATTCGCAATGTTGGATTCGGACACGGCACGATATCAAGGCGCTTGTGGGGTGGCTTTTCGTTTGTTAGAACCCGTTAAAACTGAGGGCGAGTGGCAATTGTGGGCAAGTAATGTTGAGCCGTGGAGAGCCGAAAAATATGAGAATGCAGATATTTTCATTCGAGAGAAATATGACACACACCAAAAGAAATTTTTCGAAGAAATGAAAGTTGTTACTAAGAAAAAAATCTTAACGTATAACAGATATGTGGAAACGAATTTAATGAATGCGGCTGAAACATTTAAATTGACAGCAGAAACTGATAACCCTTTAGAAACGTTCTACCTATCAGAATTTAAAAACAACACGAACCGTTATTGTGATTTTGAAGTAGCAGAGGAACTTTCTGATGCATTTGACAGAAGCCTGTCTGACCAACAAAACGAGGTAGAGCAATTTAAATTAGCGTATATGATGATTAGCGGGTCCCGTTTAGGTGAAGAAGAAGCACAGAGGATGATGGAGCAATTAGGTATTATTAACTTGCCAGATCCACAAGCTAAGGTTGGCTATGTAACGAAAGATATTAACAAAGATTTCAACGAGTATCATCTTAATCAGTTGAAAAAGCTTTACTACACAGTCACTAAGTCAATCGACTTCAACGATGAAGTATTTAAGTCTAATAGCTCTGGTGAAGCTCGCAAGTGGCAAATAATAGCACTAGAAGCCAAAACAAACACGAAAGAGCAGTACTTCAAAGAAGGATTAAAAGAAGTTGCAGAGACCATGGCGGCTTTTATAAAATTTAACGATAAATTAGAAGTAGATGTTTCTAAAATTGTGTTTACATTTAGTCGTAGTTTACCAACCGATATTGGATATCTTGCTGAGGCGTTACCTAAATTAGCACCTTATGTATCAAAACGTACTATCATTAATCAAATTCCATTCGTTAAAGATCCAGATTACGAGGCGGACATGATGAATTTAGAACAAGGGCAAAACTATCCAAGCGGGGAATACGGCAAGCTAGGCGGTGCGGATAATGACGAAGAAGAAAACAACGGCTAGTGAACGTTATTGGGAAAAACGCCGAGAATTAGAAGACAAAGCCCGTTTGAAACTAGAAAAGAAAACTCTTAGTGAGCTAGAATCTGTTTTTGAACGTGCTTTAGTTAAAATTCAACGACAGCTATTGTCACAAGCGGATTTACACGACATCACACAAAGCGAAATGCTAGAAGACTTTAGCAAACAAGACCAAGAAAAGTATCATAAATATATTGAGAAAAACTATGAAAAGTTGATGGAGTCTGACGAAGCTTATAAGCAATTCATTGATGAATATTTTCCGTCCTATGACTATGCGAAAGTTAATCGTTTGTTACAATTACGAGCAGATATCTTTTCAACGCTAGCTGATGAAGCAATCGCAAGCGACGTTAACGGTAAATTTAATAACGACTTAGAGAACATTACAAAACGAATCTACAATTCTAATTCTAATACGTTGATGCAATTATTAGGCGGTTCAGCACCTGGTTTATCAAAAAAAGAGCTGGAAAACATTCTAAATTATCCATGGAGCGGCAAAACTTTTTCATCTCGCTTGTGGGGCAATATTTCAAGTTTAGAGCAACGTCTAAGTAATTCTATTATTAATTCTTTAGCAAGTGGCGAAGGTGTTTTAGAAGCTCTTAGAACGATGAAAAACGATGGTGTTATTAGCGGCATGTTTAAGTTAGAGCAGGGAAAGTTTAATAGATCGATTGAAAATCTTGTCAGAACGGAATATTCCCATTTTGCTGTAGAGGGGATTAGAGAATCATTTAGAGGAGCTAACGTTAAAGAATCAGAAAGTTGGTCTGCAGAAGATGAACGAGTTTGTACCATTTGTGGCGGATTTCATGGCCAATTAATTAAAAATGAACATCCTCCATACCACACATTGTGCAGATGCACAGAAATACCAAGAATTCCAGAAATAAGCGATGATATTGACGCTTTGTATGAAGAAATGTTCGGTGATCTGTTAGACGAATTCGCAAGTGATCAGTGGGGTGTTAAGTTGAATCATCCGCAAGTGTCTATAAAAACTAGTATCTTTGATAAAACAAATATGGCAAAATCAATTGGTGAAGAGAACTATTTGAAGTTTATAGAAAGTTTAGATTCTATAGATAATACTCAAATTAAAGAACTGCTAAATCGTTTAGGGAATCGCTTCAATTTTAAAGACATTTCAGAATCAAAAAGCTTTGTTAATGGTAATGATATACAATTATCAAAAGAAGCGTTTGACGGCACTAAAAATAAAACTCAAATGCAAGTAGTATTTCATGAACTGGGTCATGCTATAGATAATATCGGTGTGGAAATGTTAGACAGTGATTTTGATCGCATATCTGTAATGCCAGAATATAAATTAAAAAATGCGATAAAAAAAGATTTATTAAACGTTTTCAATAATGATTTAAAAGAAGCAAATGGAGATAATTATCAACAAGTCAAAAATCTAAAAAAACTTTCTGTTTTTGATCAAAGTGCTATAGTTAGAAAATATAAGAAACTATCTGAAATATCTCCGAAAGCATACTCTGCATTGTCAGATATGATGGAATCCACAGGTGGTTTTATAGATCACCCGTTAGGATTTGGGCACGGAACTAAATACTGGAAAGCATACGGAATGCAAGAAACAGAATTTTTTGCTCATATGACTGAAACCGTTGTTAACAAAGAAGCTAAAAAAATGATGTACGAAGTCTTTCCAACAGCATCGAAAATATGGGAAAATATGTTAGATGACATCTTAAAGGCGGTGAAATAAATGTTCAGTTGCGAAGAGGGTGCATGGTCTATTATTGATGCTGCAATTAAAAAGTATGAACAACATTTTCATGATGAGTTTCCAATATATGAATATATCGATGTAACAAAGAGTGATGACTTCGATTTTTCTATTCAAGGTGCTAAAAAATTAGCGAAATTCATTGATGAGCATATTAAAGAAAATAAATTGGTCCACGTCCCGTCAGATTACCATAGCAGACTTTACTAAGCACTTAAAGGATAACTTTGAGTGCTATTTTTATACCCTAAATTGGAGGTGATATCATGAAAGGATTATTCGAAGCAGTATTAAATCTAGAAGTAACCAATGGTACAGAAAAAGCCTATAAAAAAGCTTTTGAACAAGAAAACGAACGATACTTAACCAAACACACTTTGAGAGACGGCAACGGTAATATCGTCAAAGATGAGCTTGAATTAGTTTGGGGCGGTAATTATTGTCACGTCGATATTTTGTATTCATTACCAGGTAAAAAAAGTAAATTAACTATTTCGATTGTGTCTAGGACTCTACAAAATGTAAAAGATGCTGTCACTGATTATCAAATGCTAGGCGCTGAACTGGTCCATAAGAATTGGGAGTGATTAGATGGATCCCTATGATTACTTAGATAGTGATTATGAAGAATATTTAAAGAAACAAAATGAAAAGAAGTGCACGATTAAAATTATTACTAGAACAACGCTTTATTTTTGGTATAGAGCTATCCAGCTATATTTATGGGATGTTTTTAAACCCTATGAAGCATATGAATTGCAAGAGTTCATACTAGAAGAATTTGAAACTAAAACAGAAAAATATGTAAAATTTAAATTTAAAGAAATGAGGTAGCAAAATGAATCATGAGATGTTTATGGAAAGATGTAAGGAATTAATCCTTGAAAAAGAAAACAAAGGTAAAAATCCAGATGAATACTTCATGGTTAAAGGAACGGATATATTTGTAGTGTGGAGTTGCAAGACCTTACAAAATAGTAAAGCAATTCTTTCGTTAAAATATACGGGGGCACCTCTCTATGAAATGACATTGAACGGAGATAAAAAAGAAATCTATATGGTCGCTTATTTAAAAGAATCTAACACCTTAATTAAAGTCTAGCTATTGTTAGTCTTTTTATTTTGTCCGAAATGACGTAAAACTAGCGCAATGCTGGGCTTGATTGAATGGTGGGGCGCAATAAATAAATCTAAAGCAATGCGGGGCGTGCAAACGAATCGCGGGGCGAAAGGAGAAACAAAATGAAAACAAAAAAATTATTACCAATGAATTTGCAGATGTTTGCTGATGGTGGGGGAAATGAACCAGAGTTCACTATTGATGATTTTAAAGCATTTGTCGAATCGAATGAAGATGCACAGAAATTCATTCAATCTCAATCACAAAGTGCTGCAGATAAACAGTTAGAAGCTTGGAAACAGAATAACCTCGATAAGCTAAAACAGGAAGCTGTGAAGCAATATGAAGAAGCTAAAAAGAACAAAACACCAGAACAGCTAGAACTTGAGAAATTAAAAGCTGAGTTTGAAGCAGAGAAAGCTAAGAGCCGTTCGAACGAAAATAAAGCTTTTGTTGCTGAACAAATCGCGGGGTTAGATTTGGATAAAGAATTGAAAGATTCAATTTCTCAATTCATGTTAAGCACTTTAGTTAGTTCAGATACAGAGTTCACACAAAAGGCTGTAGAGTCATTCACAGGTGTTTTAAGCACCATCAATGAAAAGCATGCTGAAGCAATTAAAAACATGGAAATGACAAAAGCATTCGGTAATAAGCAACAAACTAATGCGACTAATGGTAATCAGTCAACGCAACCGATTGAAAATCCTAAAGAAGCATTAGGGCAAAAATTACAAGCATTTAATTAGGAGGAATTTATAAATGAAAAAAACTACACTTAATAACCTTGAATATTTAGACATTTCACAAGAAATCAATGCGTTACAACGTCCGTCAACACCTTTTTTAAGCTGGCTATTAGGAGCTGGTAAAACTAGTCCAGCAACTTCTACGGAGATCAAATGGCGTGAATCAGAACTTGATGGAGAAGATTCATCTGCACAATTAGAAGGCGGAGAATACAAAGATGCAGATTCAGGGCGTAAATGGTTCAATAACTACACTGAAATTTTCCGTAAATCTACTTCTGTTTCAGGTACATTAGATGCTATCAATGTAAATGGGGTAGGTAGTGAATTAGCTAATCAAGTATCTCAACGTGCATTAGAAATGAAGTTAGATTTGAACAAAAAGCTATTAATTGGCGTAAAAGCTGATGAAAATGGTGCTAAAGGGCGTCAAATGGCTGGTGTAATTAACTTAATCAACTCTGATAACTTAGTTAAAACGTCTGCAGCTGATGCAGTAACACGTAAAGATGTAGATAAAATGTTTAAAACTATGTTTGACAAAGGTTATGCAGGTGAAAAGCTATGTCTAGTTTCGACTGATATGGTTGATTTAATGACCGATGAAGTTGATAAAGCGGGCACTAAAGTGTTTAACTTTGGAGATCAAGTAGCTTTTGGATTGCAACTAGGGAAAATTGTTTCAAATTATGGATCAGGGACAGCTTTAATTGAGCCGTCACTGCCAAGTGGAACAATGATTGCATTAGATACAAACTATGTGGAGCTACGTCCGTTACGTGAATGGCGTGCAGAGGAATTAGCTAAAACAACTGATTCAAAACGTATTGGTTTAGTTGGTGAATACACGATTGAATACAACGCTTCAAATTCAGGGGCAATCTTAAACCTTGCAACTGCAGCACCAGGTGAATAATTAAAAAGTAAAGGAGAATAATTATGGTTAAAAAGTCAGAGGTCAAAGAAGAAGTAATCGAAGAGACAAAAGAAGTAACTGAAGAAGTGAAACCTGAAACAAAAACATTCAAAGTTTTAAAAAATAAAAATTTCGTTGGTTTTGTTCATCCTGAAACACGTAAATTTATTACAGCAGTTGACGGAAAAATCGAAGTGAGTGTTTCTGATAAAAAAGCTATTGCAATTTTAGAAGAAGCTGCAGATTTAACAGAAATTTAGGTGATTATATGACAGACGAACAAAAAAAAGTAATTATAGAAAAGGTTTCAAAAATGCTACCTAATGTTTCAAAAGAGCGTATTTCGTCTGTCTTAGACCTAGTTCTTTTGGAAATCGGATCTTACAATACATGTAAGATTGAAATTGATTGGGATTTACTTACCTCGCTTGTAATTGAAATTCTATATCAGTCACTTAAAAGTGAAACGGAACAAGCTGTAACTAGCATTAAGCGCGGTGATACATCTATTAGCTATGCAACTACGCAGCAGAGTATAACAGCGTTGCTTGGCAATTACAGCGACACTATTAAACGTTTAATTGGCTGTGATAGTGGGGTGTTGTTCTATTGAATGAAGCGGATGTTTTGGCAATGACCTATCTTGATACTTGTGTTATTGAAAGAATGGGTGATATCGAAAATCCTGAAACAGGTATTACGGAACAAGGTTATTCACCAATTCATGATGGGAAGTTAAAATGCGCACTGTCTCAAAGTGGTCTGGGTAGCGCTGGAAGCTTACCAGTTGTTGAAAACAAAGGTACCTTTAATATCACTTACGAAGATCAAAAATTATTCTTAATGCCTGAAGTAGATGTGAAAAAGGCCGACAGAATCACTGTCATTCAAAGTACAGGTCAAAAGCATATTTTATTTGCAAAGAAACCCTTTAACTATCCAAGTCACATCGAAGTGACATTGACAGGAAGTGCAATCGATGAGTAAAAGTGATTTTAGAATGACCTCGAATGCTGACAAAGTTATTGCTAATTTAAAGAAAATGACACCAATTGCTGAAAAAGAAGGTATTGCGATGGTCAATGATTCCTTAGCGAAGATTTATCAGTTAATTGTACCTATTACGCCGATTAAAACAGGTGATTTAAGACGTGGATACAGAATCATTAAAGCTAGAAAAACATCAAGTGGTAGAATTGTTGGCGCCTTAATTAACAATGAAAAATATTTTAAATATGTAAACGATGGGCACCGAACTAAGAATGGTGGATTTGTAAAAGGGCGATTCATGTTGCAAAAGTCTTATAAATTAGCTCATGCAACTTATATTCCAAAACGGTTTAAACAAATGGCGATTGTCATCGCTAAGAAAGGATAGGGTATGTACGATAAACTTTTAAAAATGCTTACTAGCAAAATAAAACAGTTCTCGGATGCACCTATCTATCTTGATGATGTGATGCAATCATCAGAACCGTTTTATTTTGTTTTAAGCGTAGAAGAAAGCATGACTGATAATGTTGGCCAAAACGTTCAGAATAAAGCATATAACGTTGATATTGCGTTAGTTGATAGTAAGAAAAATAAACAATTAGTAACAAGTCTGACAGAAAGCTGTGGGGCTTTTTTTAATGTCTTAAATCTAGATGGAAACGAACTATTTCCAGAAGATTATCAAGCATTTAAAACAGATGGAATTCAACATATTAATTTTAATGTTGCTTTTCCTCAATTAATCGAATGGAGTGAAGAATAGATGGCAGTGAAAAAAAATGTAAGTGTCATTTCTGTGGAGAAACCAACATGGTTCCCACTAACAGACGAAACGGGTGCTTTTCCAGTTTACGGAGCGCCAATTACAATCGGTACTGCTGTAAGTATCAAACCAGATGTTACAACAGAAACAACGCCTGACTATGGCGATAGTGTAGTTCAAGATCAGTACGTTGCATTTGGTGGTGCAGAAGTTACTTTGGAAACAAATGGATACCAGAATGAAGTTTTAGCTGAAATTACGGGTGGTGAAAAATTGAAAGGCGGTGTTTTACGATCCGCAGATGATATTGCACCAGATGGAGCATTTGCTTATCGCCGTCGTAAATCAAATGGTAAATATCGCTACACAATTTTTTATAAAGGAAAATTTGCATTGACTTCTGATGAATCATCAACTCTAGAAGGTAGTTCAGTATCTTACACTCATCCAGAATGGACAGGTTCATTTGTTGATGTGCCTGGTGTCGGATACATGTATTCAGTCGATGAAGACGATGATGGTGTTGACTTAGATATGATCAAAAATTGGTTTACTAAGGTTACTAATCCACGTGAAGAGTCTACAAATCCTGTCAGTGGTGTAACTTTAGATAAAACGGAATTAGTTCTAACGGTTGGTGAAACTGCAACTCTAACGCCAACAATTGCACCTGAAAACGCAACAAACAAAAACTATTCATTCAAATCAAATGATACTTCAATTGCAACAGTAACACCTGTGCAAGGAAAAGTTACAGCAGTAACAGCAGGAACCACAACTGTTGTTGTCACTACTGAAGATGGCAACCATAAAGCTGAATGCAGCGTAACAGTTAATGCATAATAAAATTTAAGGACGGCCAAGTGTCGTCCTATTTATATGGAGGAATAAAAAAATGGCAAGCAAATTACAAACGACAATTAAACTTTACTTGAAAGATGAAGAAGGCAATTTCACCACTAAACAATTCAAATCCGCTGAAATGTTACCAGGATCTGTTATGGAAGATGCAACAGAATTACAAGTAGAACTAGAAGAAATCGTCAAAACAAACGACATGGAGGAAATTCGGCCTGTCTTGCGTAAGTGTTATGACTTTATCGCAAAAGTTATTTTTGAAGGTCAATTTACGGGCCAAGAATTTCTTGACGGAATGGATGCACGTGAAATCTTAAAAATTACGGGGCAACTATTAGGGTCTGTTTCTAGCGGTTATGATGCAGTTTATTCTGATCAGAAAAAAAAGTAACAGATCTCCTTTATCATCCTCATTTTAAATTTAGTCCACAGTACCGAGAAGCAGAATTAAAAATTGCGTTGCTTGAAAATGGGTGGACACTAAACGAAATTGAGAATACAGACTTGAACGAACTTATGAAGCTTTATGCGTTCAGAGATGCTGTTAAAGAATTTGAAGAACTTAAATTCCTTGATGAACACACAATGTTCTAAGAAGGGAGGGTACTTATTGAACAATGAAGACTTAGTCTTAAAAATGATACTAGATGAATCAGGATTCTCCCAAGGTCTAAATTCGGCAGTAAAAAAGTTGCAAGGTTTTGATGGAGAGGTTGACAGAACAGGACAAAAAGGCGGCCGCTCTCTTGGATCTATTTGGACGTCATTTGTTGGTAACTTTTTAGCCAGCGGAGCAACTAAAATTATTTCAAAAGGAATTGGGCTGATTACCAGCAACATCGATGGGGCCATTAATCGCGTGGATACGTTAAATAACGCAAACCGTGTATTTGAAAATATGGGTTTTTCAGCTGGTGAAACATCAAAAACAATGGATAGCTTAAAGAAGAGTATCCAAGGGTTACCTACACCTTTAGACAGCGCAATTAAAGGTGTTCAATTAATTGCTTCATCAACAAATGACTTAGGAAAATCAGAGCAAATTTTTGCAGCTTTAAATAATGGTATTCTCGGCTTTGGTGGGTCTGCAGAGATGGTAGACAATGCGATCATCCAGCTATCACAATCATTTTCAAATGGTAAAGTAGATGCGCAAACGTGGAACTCAATGATCAACAGTGGTTTGGGCCCAGCTTTAAACGCATTAGCGAAACAAATGGGGTTAACTGCTGGTCAGATGAAAGAAGGTCTCTCTGATGGTTCAATTTCAGTTGAAGAATTCCAAGATTCTTTAATAAAATTGAATAAAGAGGGCGGTGGAGGCCTTAAATCATTAGAGCAGATCGCTAAAGATTCTACCGCGGGTATTAAAACTGGTTTAGCTAACATGAAAACTGCGATCGTTCGTGGCGTGGCCAATGTTGTAACTAAAATTGACGAAGGCTTAAAAGGTGCAGGTTTTGGAAGTATTAGTGAAATCATCGCTGATAAAGGGGCAAAGATGGAAGCGGCTTTATCTAAGTTTGCTGAAATGATACCGCCAATGATAAAAACAGTTAAAACATTGTATGATACGTTAAAGCCTTACGCACCGCTGCTTGCGGGTTTAGCTGGTAGCATTGGTACGTTGATGCTTGCTAAAAAAGTAAGTGCAGCATTTTCAGCTTGGCAAAAAGCAACGGAAGGACTATCAATTGCGCAAGCGATATTTAATTCAACAATGTTAGCAAATCCTTTTGTCGCTATTCTAGCTGCGGTTGTAGGGTTAGTCACAGGGTTTATTTATCTTTGGAAAACCAATGAAGGTTTTAGAGATGCTGTTAAAAACATTTGGAAAAACATACAGGAGGTCATTTCAAGCGCTGCTGATGTAGTTGTAAAAGCATGGAATTCTACAATGGAATTTTTCAGCAATATGTGGGATGGCACAAAAGAAGCTTTTTCAAATGCTGGCACATGGATGAAAGAAGCACCAGGCAATGCAGCCGACTGGGTTAAAAACAAATGGAATGGCACCAAAGAATTCTTTAGTGGACTTTGGGATTCAACAAAAGAAGGTTCAAAAAACACATGGGAAAACATCAAGCAGGGTGCTGCTGATAGTGCTAAAAGTGTTGGTGAAAGTTTTAAAAATGGCTTTGATAATGCGAAAGATTGGTTTAAAGGTGTTGGAAAATCAATATCAGATGTTTTCACAAAAGCTTTTGATTTTGTATGGAAATACATGGGTCCATATATAACAGGAATAAAAAATGCGTTCAAGATGGTTGTTAACGCTATGAAAGCAAACATTGAAAATGTCAAAATGATCGCTGAAAATGTCGTCACCATTCTAAAAAATGTTCTGTTAGCTCCAATACTTTTCATTACATCAATGATTACAGGCGGGTGGGAAGAAGCAAAAGAGAACATGATTGCCGTTTGGGATAATATTGCTGAAGCAGCCCAAACAATTTGGTTTGGTATTAAAAATATCTTTTATAACACTGTCACAGCTATTTCCTATTCAGTCACTTCTATTTTTAATGGATTGATGTTGACAATTAAAAAGATTTGGATTGATGTGAAGTTATTTTTCACTTTACTTTGGATTGACATCAAATATGGAGCAATCAACGTTTGGATTGAAATTAAATATTCTATCATCGAAACGTGGATAAATATTAAATTTGAAGCAATTAGAATATGGGAAAGTTTGAAAACTTGGTTCTTCGAAACAGTAGAAAACATTAAAAATGGTGTGATCGATGGCTGGAACAACCTAAAACAAGGAACCATTGATACATTTAATACAACTGTTCAGTGGTCAAAAGATACATGGTCCAATTTCAAACAGTGGATTGTTGATACGGCGGTTGGAATAAAAGATGGTGTTGTTCAAACCTGGTACAGAATTAGAAATGGCACAATAGAAACCTTCAACAACATGGTACAAGGTGCTAAAAACGCATGGAATAATCTCACAAGAAGTGTCAGTGATACAGTGTCGAATGTAAAACAAACTTTTGAAGATTTAAAACATGTTGATTTATTTGAAATTGGTCAGAATATTATTCAAGGGCTTATTAATGGCATAACAGACAAGTTTAATAAATTAAAAGAAACAATGTTTAATATGGCTGATAATATTAAAAAATGGACTCAAAAGCAATTAAGAATATTTTCTCCTTCGAGATGGATGCGGGATATGATTGGTAAAAATATCGTGTTGGGTGTCGTTGCTGGTATTGACCAAGAAAAAGGAACTCTGGATAAATCGGTTAAAAAAATGACTGATTTGCCAACGGAATTACCGGATTTTTCTGTCACAGGTAGATATATTAGTCAACAGGAATCTCAAGCATCTAAATCGGATAAGAACAACAGCAATGCAACGACTACCTTTGGTGGTGATACCTTTAACATTAATTTACAAGCAATGGGTGAATTAGATGATAAGCAATTAATGAGCATGGCTCAAAAATTAGTTAAATACATTCAAGTTGTCAAAAATAGAGATAGCGATGCAGTAGGAGGTGCTTTTGGTGGAATTTAAAAGAGGTCAGTTTTTTCTTAATGGAAAATATAGCTCTGAATTTAATGTGTTTATGAGAGAAAGACCTGAACGACTTTCTGCTGGACGTGTAGTAGAGCTTAGGGAGCGAATGGGTAATGATTCAATAGCTGTTGATTTTGAGTATTATAAAAATGTAGAACGCACTATTACATGCTATGCGAAAGCAAGAAATTTACAAGAAGTATCTTTCTTAGAAGATGAAATCTCGTTTTGGCTCGATATGGGAAACTACTCAGACTTTATCGTCTATTTTGATGAACATTACATCTATCAAGCCATCGTAACAAGTCCGCCAAAGTTTACAGGAACAAGAAAAACTGGGGTTTTAATTCCTTTTGAGTTTACTGTAAGTATCCGACCTTTCAAAAAAAATCGTATTGGCCAATATTGGACAAGTAATCCTAAACAATTAATAAACACAGAAAAATATCCTTCAGAACCTACTATTCAGATTTTGGGTTCTGGGGATATTTCTTTTTTCATCAATAATCAGGAATATGCATTAAAAGCTATAGATGGAGATATCATTATTGATTCAGAAAAACAAGAAGCTTATCGAAAATCAGGTGGATCGTTTGAAATCTTGGATCATAAAACACTTTTCAAAGATTACCCAATTTTAAAAAGTGGAGAAAATAATTTTCGCTGGACTGGAAAAGTGACAGAGTTTAAAGTTCAGCCTAATTGGAGGCGAAAAGTTTGATTCCAGTTATTTTTAAACCTGGAGAAAAAGATTTTACAACAAACGGCTTAGGACGTCTTATTGATGTGACACGTTGCGAAATCACTGAAGAAGCAAACGGAAAATATGAACTAGAAATGGACTATCCAGCGATTAGCAGATTTAGTGATTATTTTGAAAATGGCTATCAGATTAAAGCAAAGCCGAATGACTTAGAAGAATACCACATTTTCGAGATCAAACAAACGTTTAAAGATACGTTTACTAATAGCATTGTCATTTATGCTCAATCTCGTACTTATAAACTAGGAAACAGACAAGTGAGGCTAGTAACAGTTGATAATCGTAATGGTGCAGAAGCTATGAGATTAATCGAACAGAACATGGACGAACCATGCGATATCAAACTTTATTCTGATATTAACACAGCTTCTAGTACGGTATTCGAAGCTAGAAACGTACTTAATTGTATTGCTGGTGAACAAGGTTCTTTGCTTCAATACTGGGGTGGAGAAATCAAACGAGAACCTTTCAAATTATCTTTGTTAAGACGTAGAGGACGAGATAACGTTGGAACTGTTCGTTATGGTAAAGATTTAAAAGGATTAACCATTAAATTTGATTGGCAATCAATTGTTACTAAAGTTTTACCATTTGCAGAACTTCAAAGTGGTGCAGACGGAACTTCTCAACGGATTTATGGAAATGCAGTTAAGAGCGAATATATCAGCAAGTATCCTGATGTTTACGCTCAATACGTTCAATTTACTGAAGAACAAGGAGTAAAAGATTTAGCTAGCTTAAACAAAGTGGCTGGTAAATACTTTACTACGTTATATCCAGGAAGTGATAAGCCTAAAGTTTCTATTGAATTAGAAATTGAGAAACTCACAGATTCAGAAGAAGCAAAAGAATTTGCGAAAATGAGAAACTATAATTTATTCGATACGTTCACTGTTTATCACAAGTTTTATGATATTGACATTCAAACGAAAGTTACAGGGATTGTCTATGATGCTTTAGCAGAAAAAACAATAAAGATTACTGCTGGAGATATCCAAGTTGCTTTTTATAAACAGCAAAGTCAAGATTTTCAAGAAGCAATTAAAACTTTAACAAAAAAAGACTACATGAGTAATTTTATTGATTACATTACCGATTTAATCAATGGCGTGAAAGGTGGTAGTATTCTTCAATATCCTAAAAATAGGCCGCATACGCTTTATTTTATGGATACAGATTCTACAGACACTGCAAAAAATGTTATTGCTATTAACAATCAGGGCATCGGATTTTCAACTACTGGGTGGAAAGGTCCATTTAGAAACGCTTGGACCATTGATGGTATTTTAAATGCCGACTTTATCAGAGCTGGTAAAATTAGATCTGATATTTTTGAGACATCATTCAATGCATATGGAGATATTTTGCGTTTAGTTAACGGCGCTCTGCAAGCTTGGAATGGGAAAACGAAAATAATGGAACTAACTCGAAAGGGCATGGGGTTTTGGGATGGTTCGAGCCATGTAGGCAACATGGGGACTAAAGGAAACCCATTTCCATTATTAAACGATGCGAATGGTAATCCCGTAGTAACAGATGGTAAATCGTTGTTACTTGTGGGTAACAGTCCCACTAACATCATCGGTCTTTCTAACGAAGAAAGTACAGGTTTGATTATTAGGGGGGCTACCCAGTGGAATCTTGCTAATAACTCTTATTTCATCGGAAAAGGCGGTAACAAATCAACTATTTATGTTGATAGATTGATTGTCGGCGGTAAAGAAGTAATACCTGGTGATGGATCAGGCGGCAATGATGGTGATGTACCACCAGAGCTAACAACCGAAAAAGAGAAAAACGCTTGGGCAGTTTGGCAGTTCTTAAAATCTAAAGGATACAGTGAACAAGCAGCTGCTGGGATTTTAGGGAACATGGACCAAGAATCTGGTATCATGCCTGATATTGATGAAGGCGGCGGAGGTCCTGGATACGGGTTAGTTCAATGGACATCGCCAATTGCTGGTGAAAGCGGCCGTGCTTATGTGCAACGTCTACTAGGCCAAGCTGGTATCAGTGGCGACTATCGAAACATTAATACGCAACTTCAATTGTTAGAATGGCATATGCATAACGGTCAATATATTCCTTCCGCGGCTTATCCATATTCTGTTGCAGAGTTCAAAGCACTAACAGATATTGGCACAGCCACGATGGCGTTTGAGGCAAACTTTGAACGACCAGCTGTTACGCATCCTGAACGTATTCCATTAGCTCAATATTGGTACAACTTGCTGAAAGACTTAAAACCTAGTAAGCCAACTTGGATGAATCCTGTTCGTTCAAGTTATACGATTACACAAGAATGGGATGAACCAGACTATGCTAGTGGAGGGGCAGCTGGAATACATGGAGGAATAGATATTGCTTCAATGCCAGCAGGTTCGATGCCACCAGTGTACGTCGCAAGAAACGGTACTGTAATCACAGCTACTTATGATGGTACAGGAGGAAACTATGTAGTTATCCAACATGACGATGGTTACTACACGTATTATGGACACTTGGATTCGGTCGATTTAGCTGTTGGCGATAAAGTTACAACGACAAATAAAGTTGGAATTATGGGAGCTACGGGGACTGTTACAGGAGTTCACCTTCACTTTGAAGTATGGAAAGGCGGACAGTGGCAACGAATCAACCCACGTGATGTTATTAATTTTTAGAAAGGAGCAAATAAATGGTTAAATGGCAAGCGACACTAAGCACTACGGAGCCATACAATTACATTGGCATACAAAATGTACGGCAAGGGAACCGAAATACCGAAGTTTTAGAAGCTATATTAGTTGAAAATGCTTTGCCACTTGATTTAACAGGTTGCGAAGTATTTTTTGAATCAGTTATTGATAAAAAGTATCCAATTCAACGTGCGGCAAAAATTGTGAATGCCAAAAAAGGGATTATCCAGTATACCTTTGATGAATATTCTATGCAGTCATTGCACAGACAGAAAGCGTATTTCAGTATTCACAAAGGCGACAATCTAATTGGCTCAACGCAGAATTTTTCTTACTTTGTTGTCAATGCCGCTTCTAAAACAGAAGGTGAAATGGGTTCGTATTGGCAATCAATAGAAGATTTGATAGCTGATATGACCGCTTTTATCAATGAAAACAAAGGCGATTTTACAGCTTGGATGAATGCTAGAAAAGAAGAGTTTGAAAAGTGGCGCAAAAATCAACAAGATACATTTGAAGCTTGGCGGAACGGCCAAGAAACAGATTATCTAAAATGGTTCGAATCAATCAAAGATATTTTAAAAACTGTTGATCCAGGCGGAACAATGCTAGCCGAATTAATGGATGCACGTGTAGACATTCAAGGAGTGCGCCATAATTCGATTTCTGAACGTTTATTGGCAGATATGGAATATTTGTATCATCGGCTAGAGGAACGGCTATACACCATTAAATACGGCAATGTAAACACGTTAGAAATTTTAGAGGATGATTCATTTTCTAAGAATCATGAAGTTGAACTGGTGGGTACAGTCAATTTCCCAATCGAGGAAGGGGCGTTAATCATAGCGACAGTTGATGACCCAAAACAAAATGTTTTTACGATTGAAGGTGCAGATAATGGTTGATGCTAAAAGAATGATGGAAACTGATGAAAATGGTATTAAACGTCAGTTTTTTCCTATGACACACGTATCGGCAATCCTTGGTTTATCAGAGATAATGAACGGACAAGCAAAAGTTTTATCTGTCAACGGAAAAACTGGAGCAGTGATTATTACACGTACAGACTTAGATTTACCTAGTGATGGCGTGATGATTTCACAACAAGAGTATGACAAAATGGTAAAAATCATAGCCGATTATGAAGCTGGAAAACTAGGTGGTTCTGGTGTTGAGTTTGAAAAAGTAAAAGGAGATGAAGAATTAAATGCCTGATTTATACGTAGTGAAAAAAGATGGCGTAGCTATTGATGTACAGACTAGTACAGCTGGCGTTGTTGGATTGAATGAATTTGTAGATGGAAAGATTAGTGGTACTGGAGCAGGGACTGTTTCGTCTGTAAATGGTCATACAGGTGAAGTTGTTTTAACTGCTTCAGATGTAAAAGCGTTGCCTGACACAACCATCATTCCAACAATTCCTGGCAATGCTACTGCTGAAAAAGATGGTTTAATGTCTAAAATGGATAAAGAAAAACTGGATGCATTACCAGTTTTTACATTTGAAAAGGTAGGTGACGCATAATGGCAGATATCGTTCAGTTAAAAGAAAATGGTAATGCGAAATATATGAAAACACACGTTGATGGGTTGGATGGAATTGACGGAAAACTTGTTAAAGCGACTGGAAATGAAACAATTTTAGGAACAAAGAATTTTCAAGATGGTTTACAGTTTAAAGGGTTAACTGTCCAAGCTGGCATGATTGAGCGTGCAATAACAATGGCTGATAGAAGTGATACAACAAATATCACAGATGTAAACGGAAAATTGACTCGAATTGGAAATATAGTTTTTTTAACCTTTAACTTTAAGTGCGATAATTGGCCTACAGGAACTGAAACACGTTGGATCATTACTATTCCGAAAGGTTACAAACGTGATCAAGGGTATCCTGCACAGACAGCACTTTCGCTTGTTAGGAACGCAAATCAACCAGCCGATGCCCGTGCTTATATTGATCAATCAAGTGTTGTGCAAGTAAAGTCTGGTAACGGAAGTTCTTACGTGTCAGGAATGTGGATAACACCAGATGCGTGGCCAGTATAAGGAGGAAATTACAAATGAAAGTAATATACAAAGTATTATATCCAATGGGGTTTGAAAAACACGAAGTGGAGGATAATTTTCCAACGTCTTTACCTTTTGTAGAGATTGAACCGCTTGGAGGTTTGGGCAATGAACAGTCACAATTCTTTAATTTTTCAGAACAAAAATGGGAAGAAGCAGTCACGCAAGATTATTCTAAAAAATTAAACTTATTAGAAAATCTTGCGAATAGCTTAGAAGTTTCAAATAGCGAGTTAAAACAAGCAAATGAAAAACTAACTGCTAAAGCAGAATCGCTTGCACAAATCAATTCTAAGACTATGCTTACGTCGCTTCAAAATACTAAAGAAATTGATGCGATTAAAGAGCAAATCGGAGGTGCAAAATAATGTATTCATATGATGACATTAAACTGATGTATGACTGGGGCTTTTTCACGCCTGAACAAGTATCAGAATTTGTGCCTAGTTGTATTACAGAAGAGGAATTTACTAAAATGACAGGAAAACCGTTTAGCAAAAGCTAGGCGGTTTTTTGTTAAAGGGATGGAGACGATAACTTGAAAGATGAGCCTTTAATTGAAATCGTCGATCGTTTGGCACGAATTGAGACAAAGTTGGATAATCACGAACAATTAAGAGAGAAAGCAGACATAGCACTCTCAATGGCCAAAAACAATGAAGGCGATATTGCGGAAATAAAAGAGAATCAAAAGTGGACGTGGCGAACAATTGCAGGAATTGGGGTTTCTGTTGCTGTTTACTTAATCACGAAATACTTAGGAGGAATTTGAAAATGATACTACCAGACAAGTATTACAAAATCATCAAATGGGGAGTACTCACTGTACTTCCTGCTAGTTCTGTTTTAGTAGCAACGTTAGGCAAAGCCTATGGTTGGCAACAAACAGATATGGCTGTTTTAACTATCAATGCCATTGCAACTTTTTTAGGAGTAGTAACAGGTGTATCAGCATATAATTTAAAAGACAAGGAGTAAACGAATGAAAAAGAAAATTTTAGTTGGAGCGTTAATCGCTCTATTTTTTATGCCTTTAAATGTATTTGCTGCTAAAGGCGATCAAGGCGTTGATTTGTCTATTTGGAATGGGTATCAAGCAACATTTGGTTATGCACATGATAAATTCTCAATTTCACAAATTGGTGGGCAAAACAACTATGGGATTTATGATCAAGTTACTTATTCTAGTCAAGTAGCTAGTACGATTGCTCAAGGTAAACGAGCGCATACGTATGTATGGTGGCAAAACGTCCTTACCTACGAAAATGCAAAACAAGTATTAGATTACTTTTTACCTAAAGTTCAAACACCAAAGGGATCAATTGTCGCCTTAGATGCGGAAGACGGCGTTCAATCGACGGATGTAACGCTATGGGCGTTAGACTATATCAAAGAGGCTGGATATACACCGATGCTTTACGGATACAAAGGGTATCTTACTTCATCTTATGATTTATCACGAATTGCAAAGAAGTATCAATTATGGATGGCAGAATATCCAGATTATGAAGTGACACCTTATCCAAATTACAATTATTTTCCTTCATTTGAAAATATCGGTATTTTTCAGTTCACGTCAACCTACGTTGCAGGAGGGCTAGATGGTAACGTTGATTTAACAGGTATTACTGATAATGGTTATACAAAGAATAACCAACCAGCAACAAACACACCAGCTATTGAGGAAGGTAAAGAAGTAGAAAATACGCCAAGTTCCGATGTTAAAGTGGGCGACACTGTTAAAGTGAAATTTAGTGTTGATGCTTGGGCAACTGGCGAAGCTATTCCGCAATGGGTAAAAGGAAACAGTTATAAAGTACAAGAAGTAACTGAGAGCAGAGTATTGCTTGAAGGTATCTTGTCATGGATCAGCAAAGGCGATATTGAATTATTGCCAGATGCGGCAACTGTTCC